ATTACCGGCAACGCTCGCGTCATACACGAGGAACTCGTCAGCACCCGGCGTGCCAGCCGCTGTGTCCAAGCCCACGCGAACTGTGATAGCCGACGAGGACTGATTACAGATCACGAGGGACGAAATGACCGCCTCAGTAGAAGCGGGGGTCGTGTACAGGGTGGCGTATGTTCCCGTAGAGGCCGTGCCCTGTACTTGTGCATATTTGTAGGCTGTCGCCATTGTCTTACGCTCCCATCAAAAAGAAGATATCTTGCAAGCCAGCCCCGCCACCCGTAGACGCAGACCACTTCACTCCCGTCGCTTCCGCAGAGTCAGCGGTAAGGACGAAACCATCAGTACCGACCGCTAAGCGAGCAGCCGTGTCATCAGCGGAACCAACAATCAGGTCACCCTTAGCATCAATCAACGTCTCTGCGATACCAGAAGAACTGTCAACAAGTTGCCAAGCCGATCCGTTCCACACCTTCATCTCGTTTGATGTGGTATTGAACACGAGGGCTCCGGTAACCAAAGCGTCGCCATCGTTGTCAACACTTGGATCGGACGCTTTGGCCCCAAGATAGCGATCATCGAAAGAGTCATACGATGCCTCTGCCGACGTTGCACTAGACGCTGCCGCTGTCGCGCTAGATGCAGCAGCAGTAGCACTCGTGGCAGCAGCAGTAGCACTGGTAGCCGCCGCAGTAGCCGACGTAGCGGCAGCAGCAGCATTCGATGCGCCTGTCGCAATAACCGAATCGACGTAAGCCTTGGTGCTTGCGTCCTGTGCCGATGCAGGATCAGCCAGCCCCGTGATCTTGTTAGATCCAGCAGCCAAGTCGCCACCCAAAGTGGCGCTTGTGATTGTCTGGCCCGACAAGGTTGCCCCACCCGACAGCGTGCCACTCAAAGTCGCAGCGTTGATCGTCGGGCTAGTCAGAGTCTTATTCGTCAGCGTCTGCGTAGTGTCAGTTCCAACAACGCTCGCCGACGCTCCGATGTCGTGAACATTGGATCCCGCAGCCTGATGGCTGCGAAAATCCGTGAAATCCAAAGCGGAGACACCGTGCTCAACCGCTGTACCAGCCGAGTGCGTACGAGCCGAAGTTCCGTCCACGCCACGAGTAACCTGGAAGTTGCTTCCGACAAGAGACGTGACTGTGACAATTTCTTCATTGGCACTGTCTTTCTCTAGGATCAGGGTGTAAGGATAACTGGACGGGAAGCCGCTGGACGACGCCACCGTCAATGATGTATCCGACGAACCGATTGACGACGAAAGGGTGGTGGTTACCGCCGTAGATGAATAATACCGAGCAGGAGTTCCCATGCGTTACCTCGCGTATTGAATGATTGATAAGTAGTTGTCTTGCTGCTTCGCTTTTTCCTCTGCCAGGCGAACATTGAACAACTGGTACAAGTATCGAGCAACGGACGTCGAATCACCTGGGCGCACCGGAGCATCCACCACATCGGCAGATGGGGTCACTGCAATAACCTTGCCCGGGTCAATAGTAGAGACCAAACGCCACATGGCACCCAAGCGAATAACATCCTCGGCAGAGGCGGGTAGCCCTGTGGTTGTGGCAAATTCATCAGTGTCCGCAGACAATGCGGTGGGGTACTTCGCGTACTGAACGCGAATATTCCGTCCAGGCGTCGGGTATTCCATCAAGACGATAGCAGCGCGAACCGTCGAGGTATCACCCGTTACTCGGAAGTTGCGATCAACTCGATACCTCTTGATAAGAGGCCAAACCTCAGTTGAATCAGGTGAGTTCCAGGCGACGCCCGTGACATCCTGGAAATCTGTGGGCATTGCGTAAGCGTACGTAGTTCCATCGAACTCAAACTCGTGAGAAGAAAGCGCACGCAGGTCGATTCCCCGAATGGTGTCGTTGATTGCTCGACGGATCTGGTCGCGGGGGAACGTCGGATTGTTTCGCACAATAGTGTTGAGGCCATGTGCGGCGGCAGTTGTTCCGCGCCACCCTCGACCGCCCGGTAAAATCGTGACGGTGCCAGCAGTCGCATTCACAGACTTGACGTAAACAAGTTCGTTACCGATCTCCACGATGCCGCGACTCAGGCTGTTCGCATCATCCACGGTCAGGGTCGTGTCCGAGTCGGTCGCAGTTTGCGTCAGCACCGTGATTGATTCCTGGTTTTTGACGTACGAAGACACCTCTGCAAGAGTGTCCTCAACGATTTCCGCAAATGTGCTCACGCCTTTACCGCCCTGCCGAGGGTGTCTGAAGCCTTGACGGCTGCATCAATGTCCTTCAATTTTGTAGTCTTAGGTTGAATCCCGTATTTACGCGCATCGCGGTAAGCGTTCAACTCTTTTTCTTCGGCGCGAGACACCATGGCGATGTGCATGTTTTGGTACGACAGCGTAGAAGCCTTGCAACCAAAGCAACCCTCAACATACTGCGGGTGCTTCAACACACGATGTAAAGACATCACAACTCCGAGATGTATTGTGAAAAGCCAGCAGCCGTCAACTCGGTTGCCAGTTCGTCAGTAATTTCAATGTCGTAGCCGCCACGCAGCACAACGTCACACTGCGCGAGAAAGTCACCCTGCGGCGTCATTATTGTCCGCCACTGGCCGTCCTTCTTGACGACCGTCTTCGCGTCGTACCACGACGTCCACCACAAAGGGTCTGGCCTGCCACGCTTGACCTCAAGCGTCGGGCCTCGCCACAACTTAGCCACTTCTGTACCTCTTGGTCTTCTTCGCAATCCTCTTGGGTTGAGCAACGAACTGCTTGCCCTCACGATTACCTTTGGCCTTGGCCCTATTGGTCGCCCGCTTTTCAGTGGCGGTCATGTTCTTCCAAGCCTTGTCGGGCAGGTACCGCTTCTTGCCTTCCGACTTAGAGCCGTCAGACGTGCGCCACTTTTGTTTCGTCCACTTCGACAACGACTTCTGCTTTTTAGTTTTAGCGCCCGTGTAGCCACCACCAGCCTTCTTGTACTCCTGGGCCAGTAGTTGTGCTTTCCGAGCAGACCATTGACCAGGCTTGCCTCCTTTAGAGCCAGCCATGATTCGGTTCTTGATCCGCTCGCGTTTAGCGTTATCCGTGTAAGCAGACACGAATGCTCCTACTTCTTTCTGTGTTCAACCTTCTGATTCGGGATGTTGCCGTTCTTGGCGTTGTTTCCCGGGATCATCACGTCATTTACGTCTTTGCAACCACAAGAGGCGCACATAATTCTCCTTCTAGCGTGGGAGAGGGCCGCTCGTGGCAGCCCCCTCCCACTTCGATCTAGCGATTTACTAGATGCTGGACGTGCAGTTGATGACGTAGCGAGCCTCGGGCCGGTAAATGTTCCAGCCGAGCAATCCCTTGTATCCGACTGAGCGGAAGCGCATCAACTTATCGGTGATGGGCGAGATCACTGTCTTCGGTTCGTACGAAACCGCTTCCAGCAGGGCCTGCTTACCCATGACGATCACCTTGTGATCGAGCGAGGTAGCAGTACCTGTCGCTGACGCGGACGACACGTTCGACGCAGTTTTTGCGTAGGTGAACGTGGTCGATGACGGGACAGACGCAACGGTGAACGAACCATTGAAGGTTGCGTCCACACCAGCGACGGTCACGGTCTCCCCAACCTCAAAGCCGTGAGCGGCAGAGGTGGTCAGGGTCGCAACATTGCTCGTCAGAGCCTTGTTGCTGACGGTGCGCGTGATGCCATTGGACGCCTGCTCAACGCGAGCAGACTCGATGAACTTGACGCCTTCGTAGACACCAACCTCACCGTTCCAGATGTTGCCCACACCGGCTTCGGTGTAGGTGTGCGGCTCACGCCAGACGTTTGCTCCAGACGTAGCGGCCTCCGTGCGGAGGTCGTAGGAAACGTCCGGGTGCAACATCCCGATGTAGAAACCACCGTCGCGAGGCTGCACATTCGCGCCACGCAACTTAGCCACAGCCCTGCGGACATCCGCAGCCTGCAAAGTGGTCGTGGACGCTGTGGTCTTATCCACACCGTTCACGGTGGTCTCGTCGTCAGCGACCGTTCCCGCAAAACGACCAGTCGCAAGACCAATGAGGGTCTGGTAGACCAGTGCGTCGAACGAATCTCTCATGTTGTAACTGAGCAGATCCGCCACTGCGGGGTCGATTGCAGAGAGCGACTCAAGTGCGAGACGCTCAGTTGTGGTAACGGCGTTACCGTATTCGTTGACGGTTACCTGAACCCGGTTTGTGTTGTTGAGCGCAACAGCACTAACGTCCGAAGTCTCGGTCAGAGGATCTGTAATCCGAGATAGGTCGTTGTGAAGTTGGAACACAACAGTGGCACCGGGGTTGGTGACGTCAACCGGGCGGACGTCCGCAAACTTGCGGAACATCGGC